TTGTTGACGCACGAGAGCAAGCGACTCTTCCCAGGTCGCTTTGTCGCACGATATGGTAACCCGCTGTGGTCTCGACTTATCGGAGTTCACCGCCCATAGGAGCGAACTCGACGAAGTAACTGCCAGCATACACCAAGCCAACAAGCAGGTGTACACCGAGAAAGATTTTTGCCCGAGCATCTCTTGCCTCATTCCCAGAAAAGTTGTCTTGCGTAAATGTCATCAGCGCGATGTGCGACAGGAACAGAGCCACGCACTCGGCGAGCAAACAGGTCTTGAACGTATCGATCTGCTCGTGCCTCAGTCCTCCGAGGGCAACAGCCACAGCGAAGAGCGTCACGATCGTCAAATGCCGGAAGATCCAGCGGCCGATGTGCCGTGCTTGTATCTGCAGTCCTTCGAGGAACAGGCGAACGAGTAAGCGTGTGCGATGTATCATGATTTCCTCCCGTGTTTACGAACCCAGTGAACCATCCGGACTAGCGTGAATACGATCGTGCCACAGCCGGCCATTGTACCCACGGCGTGATAGACATGCAGGCCGTTGTTGTCCTGCACCCACCATCCCATGAGGGCCGTTATGAGGGCGCCCAAGAATGAGACGCCGACGTCCCACCAAGAACCACCGCCACCGCCTGATGTTGTGGATGTATCGATCTGCATTATGCCTGTGCGTTCATGCGAGCCGTCAGCACGATGTCGTGCCACGCCACGCCGTTGTGAATGAGAGCCAGTTGATCCGATTGCCATGTCAGTTGCACCTCTGCGATCGGTTGTCGTGTTAGCACCTCGACCACCGACATGATGTCGTGGCTGAGGCGTCGCTTCCCTTGGTTCTTACGTCCGACCATCACGACAAATCGCACCTCGCGAGTTATGGGATGACCATGGACTAGGTTGTCAATCAGCGTCGAGCCAGCATAGGTCACGGCGATTCCACCTGAAGCCATAGCGGTCTTCTTGTGGGCCTCGTCTAAGGCCGTAGCCGCCATGATGAGTGCGTCGTCGAACTCGACGTCGTCGTCGCCTTGAAGGGCCGCTACGATGCCGTCTTCGATGTCGTTGAGCGTCACCACCTGCTGAGCACCTCGCGGCCGAACATGCGATCAGAGGCCACCTTATTGCTCGCCACCTGTGGAGCGTTCACGGGCTCGTTCTCGCCGATGTCTGCGATGTTGATACGACCTGTGGCGATCTTGTCAAGGATCTTAATCGAGTTGTTGTACCGCTCGGTCATCGCCTCCGGCATCTCGTGGTCAAACTTCCGTGTCGCCAGTTTGTAGATGGCGATGTCGGAGCACAAGCGCACGATGATGATGGGGACAGGCGTCGCGAGCGGAAGCTGGTAGCGTGTGCTGATGTATCCATCGATGATCGCCGACGCATCGGCAATGGCCTCGTTGGCGATGTCGACATCCAGATTCGCGCCTGCCGAATCATCCGTCAGTGTTGCCACGACAGATGCCGGCAGGCGCTTCTCCAGATCAGCAACGCTACAATACATCAGCTCAGCTTTACTCGGATTTCTTGGCCTGCGCCGGTGGATGTGTCCAGTGCTCGGCCGAGGGGTACGCCTTCGTTGAGTACTACTGCTCGTCCTTGATTGTCGGTCTCTACGGCTGCTCCGGCAGTGATCGAGCCACCTGTCGTCACGATCGCAACGCCATGTGTCATCACAGGAACAGGCTCGCCGATAGCGACATCCTCGTGGACGACGCCGGGGCAGTAAGCACCGGCAGCAGGCACTGCGCCGGCTACGGTACAGAAACGACCACCCGAGAGCGCCGCAGCAGCGGCCGCGATCGTGATGATCAGAATCGGATGTTCAGTCTTTCTCATAGGTCCGTGTTAATGGTAGTGGTTGCAAGACCGGGATCCTCCTGGTCTTGGTCATTCGATTCATCGTCGGATGTCGATGATGCGTCACTGGCAGGAGCCGAAGGATCCTTGGACGACTTGTCCTTGGATCCTTCGTCTTTGCTATCCTTCTTGACTGCCTTCACTGGACTTACCGCATCGCCAAGAGCCTTAGCGATTTTGTCATCCATTTCGATCGTCGTCCCTGCCTCGACATGACGACCTTCAACAATCAGAGGAGTGTTCGTGACTACCTTCATCAGTTCACCCCGTCGATAAGGTAACCGAGGCGAGAGCCGTGGAAGACCAAGTCTTCCCACGTGTAGCCGCGCATGTACTCGACGAGGCCGTCTTCGGACTTGTATTGGTCCATCGCTGGGCCGTCCTTGTCGAAACCTCTCACGCGGACATTGAATCCGAACGCGTGACTGTAGATCGTACGAACATCAGCGGGTGGGTGATCGCAGTAAACAATCACGTCGTCTGCCCAGATGTTGTGACGCACACCCGTGACTGGATCCTTGTACCAAGCCTTCCCGACATGAATGTTCTCTGTCTCGAGCAGCTCCTTTGCCTTGTCGAGAGTGACTACACGAGCCTGCGTATCGGAAAGGGCTGAACGGACCTTCGCGTTGCCCTTGAATGATCTCCAAGCTTGCGGCCCAAACACGACGTGCAGATTGTCATCTTGACCCGTGTTGTCGAGGATCTTCGAAACTGCTGCATCGTAGTCTGCCAGTGGATCGCCGTTGGCTGTATTCCACTTGACAGATGGGCTGGCCGTGTTGCTGTCCGTATACAGCGAAGCGTTGCGGACGAGTTGAGCGATTGCCAGCTCGCGACGGAGACGGATCTTCTCTGTCACAACCCAGGCAGCATGCCTGTACATGTCGATGACCTTGCCCTTGCGCTCGGTAAAGTCGATGCCGTAGGCAAGAACGTCAAACTCACAGCCGTACTCAATTGGTGGCTTAAGTGGCTTGCCGTTGATCTTTGGCGTATCGCCATGTGGAGCACGGCGAGACTCCGACAACTCGAAGTTCTCCTCGGAGACGAGAGGAATCTTACCGTGCGTATCCGACTCATCGACGGTGATCGCAGGGAAGATGGAGTTGCTGATATAGCGCGTGTTCGCCAGGCCTTGGGCGTAATTCGTCCAGACCGGGTTGATGCGCAATGATGCGGCCTTGCTCATTGAAGTCCTCCTTGCTCGGCGACGGCTTCCATCGCTTGATTATAGTCCGTGATGTTCTTCTCCGCCATGTACTGGCGGATCTTCTGGTCGAGTTCGGCACCAGCTTCATCTTGGCCGTATGGCTGGTTGAATTCGGCCGCGGGCGCAGCGGCAGGAGCGTTGCTCTTGTCCGCGACCACATCGAAGAGCTTGTGCTTCGTGCGGCCCTCGAGCATCGCCTTGGTCTTCTCCAGCGGCGATTCTCCTTCATTGAAGTTTGTGACGTCGGAGGCCTTGGCCTTCTCCGTCAGGTCTGCAACGAAGTACTCACGCTCTGCTGGCAGCATCTTGCCTTGGGCGATGAGTCCGTCGCAGTAGTTGACCATCTGACCGCGAAGGTGCTCCTCACGCAGCTGAGCGTTTTGCTTCTCTAGCTGAGCGATTCGATCTTCGGCAGCCTTGGCCTGCTTGGAGAGCTGCTCGTTGGTTGCCTTTGCCTCGGCAAAGTCCTTCGAGAGCGACTCCATCTGCTCCTTGAGCTCCATGTCGGTTTCCTCTTGTTTTGTGGGTTGATTGAATTCTGATTCGGGCGCCTGTCTTGGCGCTGCGTTGTCGATATCATAGTTGTCTAGGACCTTGTTGGCTCGGTCCAAGCCAAACTCCTCGATCATGAAGTCGCGCAACTGGCGGAAGACCCTCTGGATCGATGTGAGATTCCAGTAGAGATCCCACTCCATGAAGTCATCAAATTCTACGGCATCATCATCGGCCGTGAACTGCACCTCACCGAGGCCGGGGACAGCAGGCTGGGCCGCGCCGAGCCAGCCGACGTGCCGCAGAAGATTGTTGCCGTAGAAAGAGGCCGAGCGAAACTTGTATGCGCCGCTCTTCACCGCTTCGATGAACTCTGTCTGCATCTCTTCGCAGGAAGCCAGCAGCGTCTCTCCCTTGCGTACGAGCTTACCGACCCAGCCATACGCTGGCGCGTTGTCCTTCGGATGGCCAAGCACGTGCGGAGCCTTGCGCTTCTCCTCTTTAGGCTGCTCGTTGTAAAGCGTCACCATCTCGTCGAGGTCGTCGACCGTATAGGTGTGCTCGACGCCCTTGCTGTCCTTGAATGTACCCGCCTTGAAAATTGGCACCAGCATGCTATGCTCCATTGATTCGTGTGCAATGTGGCAGGAGCTAAGCCGGTGCTTTCATCTACCGTACATGAAGAATCTCCTTGCACGGTAGATGACCATAGCCGTTGAGATTTCGGGACCTTCGCCAGCAAAACGAGGCACCTATGTCGACACTCACATGGGCGAGTGAATACGCACCACTCTCCACCCTCCGCACGTGGGATGCGAACCCACGGAGCATCAGCGGCGAACAGGCCAAAGACCTAGAGCAGTCGCTCGAACGATTCGATCTGGCAGACCCCCTTATCGTAGACCATGACTTCACAGTCATCGGAGGATGCCAGCGCTTTAACGCACTGCTGCGGCTGCATGGGCCGGAGTACCTCGCCGCCATCCGTCGTCCATCTCGCAAGCTCACGGCCGAGGAGTTCCGCGAGCTCAATGTCAGACTCAACCGACACAACGGTGAATGGGACTGGGATCGGCTCTCGGAGCTCTTCTCTGCCGGCGAACTCGTAGAGCTTGGCTTCACGCTCGAGGAGCTCGACGCCCACGGCATCTCCGAGCTCATCGAAGACGACGACACCGAATTTGTCGACGTCGACCCTCGCATGGCCGAAGCTGCCGAGCTGCGACGCAAATGGGGCACCGAGCCCGGCCAGCTGTGGCTGCTCGGCCGTCACCGCTTGCTTTGCGGCGATGCGACCAACGGTGAGGATGTCTCCCGCCTCTTGGGGTCTCACGTGCCTGCGCTCATGGTCACCGACCCGCCGTACGGCGTCAACTACGACCCAGCATGGCGAGGTGAGGCGTTAGACCAGCATGTCAATAGGCCCAGCACCGTCCTCAACGACGACCGCGCCGACTGGCGTGAGGCATGGGAGCTGTTCCCAGGCAGCACGGCCTACGTCTGGCATGCAGGGCTCTTTGGATCTGTAGTTCAGACCTCGCTAGAGGCAGCAGACTTTCAGGTGCGGTCGCAGATCATCTGGGCAAAGCCACGCTTCGCGCTGTCGAGAGGGAACTACCACTGGCAGCATGAGCCCTGCTGGTATGCCGTCCGCAAGGGCAGCTCGTCTGGATACGTTGGCGGCCGCGAC